GTTCGTGGCACTACGCCTGCTGTGCGCGCACAAAATGAAACTGTTGAAAAGATATTAACGAAGGAACAGATTCGGCGCGTAGCAGATGCATTGCAAAAGCAGAAAGAACTTAACGCTCAAGGCATTGTCGTGCAGATGACTGATCTTGGCGTTTCCAATGCAGATATTCTTGCGTTCCGTACCGCCGTAGGAATGACTGGTAATCGTGACGCGCTGATAAAACCGTATAACAGGTTTATGGACAGTGTAGATCGGTCAGGAATGATAACAGAAAATACAATGCCACTTGGAAATGCAGAAGAACTGCGTAAACTTGTTGGAATGGAAGCAGGGCATGGTCTGACCGACACCAGTGCGCCAATACGGTTTACAAATAAAGATGGCAAGCCTGTTTTTGTTGCGACTGGCGTTAGTTATAACCATCTTTTAGATGGATGGGGCAATGCCAAAGGTGCGAGACCAACACATCCACTGTCAACTGTTTATATGCAGGGAACTGAAACACGACCAATTGAAATGATGGTTCGTGAAGACGGGTCTTTTGTTCCTTCAAACCTACGCAATTTGCAGGCAGAAAATCAAATTGACATACCCGTTGGGAAACTGGACACTCGCGGTCTTGATTTTCCAACATTTTCAACCGATGATTATCTTGAAAAGGCGCGTGAAGCAGTAGGTAAAAAGGGTGAAAAGCTGTTTGCAAAAGCACTTTTAATGAAGGCAGATACTGCAGAGTGGAAAAAACAATTTAATTCAAAAGATCTTGAAGATTTCCGAAAAGCATTAAGTGGTGGAAATCTAGATGCGTTAAATGAAATGTTCCAAAAGAACAGAAAATTTAGAAAGCTATTTGCAAGTACATTTGGACAAAGCGATACAACCAGTGTCTTTGGTATACCGCATTACAATAGTTATGCAAATACGATGTTTTCTGATCCTGTAAAACGCACACAGTTTGGCGGTACTGCTCAATTAGTATTAAAACCACTAAACGAAGGCGTTGATGTTTCGACCATGTCGCCAGATATCAGGTTTGAGTATCAATGGCATACGCCAACAAGCACCGAAGCAAATTTATATGGCGAAAATGTGCCAAGATCACTAATGTATCAAACAGGCGTACAAGATACACAGCGATTATTTACAGATAAGAATGGTAATCCGTTATCTGGAACTATGGCTCAAAACAAATTATTAGATTCAGTAGATACCCAACAACAGCGAATCTTGAAAAGTGTAGATATTGAGAATGCTATTAGATTTTCACAATTGTGGAAAAAGGCAACATCTGGACAAGGGCTAACTAAAGCTGAATCAGATGAACTATTACAACTAGATTCATTACGCAGATACAATTACTAAGGAACAACAATGAAAGATATGAAGATGATCGAAGACATGGTCGCTAAGATGCTCATGATGGGCAAGGGCGGTGTGGGCAAGAACAAGATGGAAGAAGACGAGTACGAGGAAGAAGACTACGCTGAAGGCGAAGAATCCGAAGACGAAGGCTAAGAAGTAATATGTAGCAATCGGCATATATTGACGACTGTCAGTGTGTGCCATAAGTTGTATATGCCTACCAGTGGGTTTCACTGGGCAAAAATCTTAGGATTAACCTATGCAAATTGATGAAAACTCGTTTGAAGAAACGCTAGACTCCGAAGCTACTGAGGAAGTAGCAGAACAGGCAGAATCGGAAATTGCCGAAGAAGGACTCGCTGAAGACCAAGACGATGATGCGGATGATTCGGAAACCGCAAAGCGATCGAAGGTACAAAAGCGCATTGATGAAATCACGAAGGCTCGGCGTGAAGCAGAAAGAGAGCGCGACTTCTGGCGTTTGCAGGCGCAACAAAAGGCACAGCAACAATCAGTGCCACAGATGCACAAGCCTACGCTAGAGCAGTTCGATTATGATCAAGAAGCGTATCTGGAAGCACTGGCAGACTACAAGGTACAAACCACTCTGGCGCAGTCAATGGCACAGCAGGCTGAGTACCAACAACAGCAGTCTACGGCGCAGACAGTTAATGAGTTTAAGATGCGCGAGTATGAGGTTATGTCGGAGTTTCCCGACTATCAGCAGAAAGTGTACGCAAACGATGTGCCTATCACCGATACGATGGCTTCTGCCATACGCTCAGATGAAAACGGTGCTAAGGTCGCATACTTCTTGGCTACATATAAGGACATCGCGTATCGTGTGGCGAATATGCCACCACGAGATCAATTTCTGGCGATTGGCGAGATCAGCGAAAAGATTTCTCAGGCTCAGTCTTCCGAAGGACTCAAGCCGTCTAAGGTATCAAATGCACCGTCACCAGTTCCAAGTGTGTCGAGTCGTGGCTCTGTTATGAACAAAAGCCCTGACAAGATGTCTACTGATGAATTTATGGCGTGGCGACAAAAACAACTCTCTAAACGCTAACAATCAATTTGTAAGGAAATTAAGCAATGCCTAATAACACTATTCTCACTAGTTCCATCATCACCAAAGAAGCTCTGCGCATTCTGCATCAGAAGCTGAACTTCGTTGGCTCGATGAATCGTGCCTATGACTCGTCTTTTGCCCAATCGGGCGCAAAGATCGGTGATAGCCTGCGCATCCGTCTGCCGAACAAATACACTGTTCGTGACGGTGCTACCCTGTCGGCTCAAGACACCGTTGAAACTTCGACCACTCTGCAAGTTGCTACGCAGAAGGGCGTGGATCTCAACTTCACTTCTAACGAACTGACTCTGTCGCTTGACGATTTCAGCAAGCGCATCCTTGAGCCTGCTATGGCTCAACTGTCGGCTTCGATTGAATCTGATGCCTTCAACATGGTCAAAGATGTGCCGTATGCTGTCGGTGCTAACGGATCTGCGATTACCTTCAAGAATGTTCTGGAAGCCCGTAAGAAACTTGCAGACAACCTTGCCCCGTCTAACGACCGCACCCTGATCCTGAACACTCAGGACAATGTGGATCTTGTTGACTCCCTGAAAGGTCTGTTCCAAGACAGTGCCACCATTGCCCAACAGTATAAAGAAGGCATGGTCGGCAAGACCGCAGGCTACAGTGCGATTTACGAAAACACCCTGCTTCCGAACTTCTCGTTTGGCGCAGGCACTGGCTATCTGGTCAACGGTGCTTCGCAGTCGGGTTCTTCGCTGATCGTTGACACTGGTACTGGCGCACTGCCGAAAGGCACTGTGTTCACCATTGCCAATGTGTTCGCTGTCCATCCTGAGTCGCGTCTGTCCACTGGCGTTCTGCAACAGTTCGTTGTCACTGCGAACTACACTGGCGGTGGCGGTACTGTTGCCATCTATCCTGCCATCACTGCTTCTGGTGCTTACCAGACTGTTAACGCTGTGCCTGCCGACAATGCTGCAATCAGCATCTACGCTAGTGCCAGTGCCGATGTCACCCAGTCGCTCGCCTTCCAGAAAGATGCCTTTACCTTTGCGACCGCCGACTTGGTCATGCCGAAAGGCGTGGACTTCTCTGCTCGCGAGGTGTATGACGGTATCTCGATGCGTGTTGTTCGCCAGTACGATATCAACAACGATGCCTTCCCGTGTCGTCTCGATGTGTTGTATGGCTATAAAACCATCCGACCAGAACTGGCTTGCCGTATTTTGGCTAACTAAGGCTTGTTTTAGCTTAGTGTGTAACCCTAAGATGGGCGGTAGAAATACCGCCTATCTTTTTTGAGAGACTATATGAACACTGTTGGCGATCTTATCAAAGCATCTTTCTACCGTACTGGCATTCGTGACAGTAACCAAGAGATTGAAGGCGATGACATTACTCGTGGTATCGACATCCTTAATATGCTGATGCACCGTCTGGAAGCAGATGGCTTGCAGATCAGTTGGGTCGATGTCACAACTGCTAACGATACGCTGTATGTCTTGGACAAACACAAACGCGCATTAGTTTATATTCTTGGTCTGGATCTTCTGGATGAGTACCAGATGACTCCGACTCAGGGATATGAGCAGACTGCGCGAGAATGCTATGACACGATGTTGCGTGATGCCTACGCGAATGCGCCTGTGCTTAACAATGTCGATCAGCTACCGCAGACTTTCCTACCTTTCACCATAGTTAACGGCTAACCAATGCTTAAGCCTATTAATGTTCTGGGCGGTTTCTACACTGACGATACGCTACCGTTCGCTAATCAGGACACAGTTAACTACATCCCTGAGATCGCACAGGTATCAGACGGCGCACGCAATGTAGCGATCCTGAAGACCGTTCCTGCTAACAGGGCGATTACCCTAAACAGTTGGGATACTGGCGCGACTCAGGCGCATCTGGTGGTCGATAACACGCTGTATCTGGTCGTTGACGGCGCACTGTTCAAAGTCGGCTTTGGCGTTGGAACCATGTACCCTGCGACTGGCACGAAGCTGTCGGTCTTCGGCTCTGGTCGTTGCTACATGAACTATATGCAAAACGGCACTGGCTATGACATCAGCATCTACAGTGGTCAAAATGGCTATGTCTATAATACGACTAACAACACGCTGACGCAGATCCCAGACTTTGCAGGATCGATCGCCTGTGGCTTTCTCGACCAGTATATGATCGGTCTGCGACCAGATGGCACATTCTGGTTCACATCCGATGTTGGCGATGCGCTATCGTTCAGCACCTTTGATACCTATTCTTCCGAAGCATCACCCGACATTCTGGTCGGTCTGGCGGTCACCACACGCGAGATCTGGGTTTTCAATCAGTCGACCATCGAGATCTTCTATAACGCAGGACAGCAGTTCGAGCGCAATAACGGCGCAGTCATTCAGCGTGGCTGTATGGCTAACAACAGCATCCAAGTGGTCAACGGCGTTCCGTTCTGGCTTGGCAATGACGGTCGCGTCTACATGGCTAATGGCTATCAGGCTGAAGCTATCAGCACGCCTGCGATCGAGTCAGAGTTTTCCAAGTCTGCCGATCTGACCAACTGCCACAGCTACCAGTGGGAGTCTCGCGGTCATGTGGTCTACTGCCTGACCATTAACGATGGCATGACTTTCTGCTATGACATGGCTACCC